GGACGAAAGGCGATACGTGAATCGTATACTTTTTCAACGTCTAGCCAGTCCATCTCTTTATGTTCTGTCTCATCTGAGCCAGTCCAGATGTCTACATCCTCTAGCACAGAGTTTTTTGTAACAAGTACATTATCTACTAGCCACACAGTTGCATCGCCTGTAAAAGCACCAATCTGTAAGAACCTTAGATTAAATTTACCAGCAAGCGGCAGTAGTTGTGACTCAAAATTTTCCCTTGCGGTCATTTCAAACCAATTAGGATATTTAGTTTGCATATCCCTTACCTCTACTAAAAGCGTCATAGTAGTTCTCGTCCATATTGAATCGCTTCATATGTCCTACGGTTGCACCAGTATCACACCAGAGCGGAATTTCTGCTTTATTTACTACTGCAAAGAAGTAGATGTCCTCACCAGTAAACTGCTTGTTAGCACCTACCTCTGTAAAAAATGGAACATTTGGTAGCGCTTCTTTAATTCTTGTTATTACGCTGCGGTGCATTAGGCAGAAGCCCATACCAGCGGCGCTTACTTTCATAAAGGTATTTTTTGGTAGTGGGTCTAACCTTCTAATCCCAATACCAAACTCTGCCTCAGCAAACTCATAGACAGTTGCTAACGGTTTCATCAATGGTTGCTCTGGTTCGTTACTTGTAAAGTAAACACCAGTAAGCAAGGGTATATCTTTGGCATCTCTACGATTCCAGAGTTTAAGGAACTTCTCTGGGGTAATCATTATGTCTGAGTCAAGCCAAAGTAGCCAGTCAGATTTGTTATTGTCATACCAGCGATTGACTAACATCTCTCGCTGTTGTGCTATCTGATTACCGTGGGCACGAAGTGAGCCACAGAACTCGACACCTGAGTTTATGATAGTGTCTACGACACCTTCCATAAACTTGCCATCTACCATACCATTGTCGCACCAAGCGACTGCTAAGGTTTCTTTCTTTTGTTTAGCCATTGTCCCCACCTTTGTTATTTTTTCTTAGGCTTTGGTGTTGCTGACTTGTATAGTCCTGGATACTTTTTATCAATAGCCTTCTTATCGGCTAAAGATTTTTGTTTAACACCACGTGGTGAAACTTCTCTTTGGTATGCCTTTATTGCTGCATCACCTGTCAACTGCTTAGGCATTGGTGTCTTAACGGTCTTTAACCCTGGCTTTACGGGACGAACTGGTGCCTTTGCATTTGGTTTTGCCTTAGCAGTTGTTGCAGGAGTAGACTTCATAGCAACTTTAGGCGTTGGTTTTGTTGAACCTTTAACTGGAACCGCAAAATCTAATATAGACTTAGGTTTAGGGTTCATCTTATTTAATTGCTTATTAACATCGCTAAGAGTAATCTTTTTACCGTCAGGCATTGTATGAGTAACTTTAACTGAGTCATTAGGAAATTTTGATTTAAGATTCTTTTGTTGCATCTCAAGTTTAGTCCTAATGTTGCTCAATTCACCATAAGTAGGTGCTTTTGGTTTTGGTGTTGGCATTACTTCTTCTTGCCCATCTTCTTCATGCCCATCTTTACTTCTTTCATCTTCATAGACTTAGATTCCATTTTCTCACCAGTCTTATAGGCTTTCTTCTTTGCAGCCTTCATACCTGCTGCTGTGTATGGGAATGTCATTTTTCCGACTTTAGGCATTTTATTTCGCTTTCTTCTTTGGGATAGTAACGGATGTTCCTGAGAAAATCATATTTCCATTTTTGTACTTTGCCTGAGCGGCAAACTTAGGATTAGCATCGCGGATGTCCTTGAGTGAAACTCCAGAGCGTGATGCAATAGCCGAAAGAGTATCTCCCTTTTTGACTATATATTTGTTTCCTGATGTAGCAGCGGGAGCACTTCCACCCTTAACAACTACTGATGGCTTCTTGCCTGCTGTAGGCTTTAACGCTGGCTTAATCAACTTATTCTTTTCTGCCTTAGCAGCCATAGACTTAAGTTCTGTTAGGCGAGCCTTGCGTGATTTACCAAGACCAACAAAACTTAATGCATTTGCAGCATCAACCTTAAGTGATTCACCAAGATTGCGATTAGTGCCAGAACGTGTATACTTAGGCTTCTGACCCTTTGCTGCTGCAATACGGTTTTCAAGTGCTTGGATACGTCGGAAGTCTTTTTCTGCCTGACCAGAACCAATCTGAGCAAGTTCTCTACCAACACCTACAACGGCGGCTACTTTGACAAGTTTTCCGCCCACCTTAACCAACTTATTGCTGCCAATCTTTTTGGCTGCTCCAGTAATAGACTTACCAGCAGTTGTATTTGCTGCTCTCTTTACCGTGCTACCAACTTTGGTTGAACCAACCTTAGATGCAACTTTGCCTTCTGGCTTTGTCAATGTAGTAGTTGGTTTTTCTGGTCCAAGCATTGGTCCTCTTGGCTTTGGGGCAGATGCTTTAGCCTGCTCAAGTGTTTGTAACCTGCGTGGCTCTGTAGCCTTGGTTTGTGGCTTGCGTGGCTTTGAAGTCTTAGGATTTGTATTTGGTGACGTTCTCTTCTTTACCGCTGCAGTAGAAGCCTTTGGCTTTGTTGTTGTAGTAGGTTTTTCTGCTGCGGCCTTGTCAGCAAGAAGACGCTTTTCTAATGGTCCACCCTTGGTAACAGGTGTATCAATAACCGTCTTAGAGCCCTTTGGAGCATACTTTGCAGTATTCTTTGCTACCGTTTTTGCGGCTGGGGTTGGTGTTGCTGGCTTTGGATTTGCAGCGCGAGCAGCCTGTGCTGCGCGAGCAGCCTTGCTACGGGCAATGAGTTGCTTGCGCATTTCAATATCTTTGCCAAGTTGCTTATATTCAGCCTTAGTACCAACACGGTCTTTAACAGGCAACTTACCTGTTCCTTTGGCAAAATTACGATTTTTCTGCATCATTTTTTCCTTAGCGGCATTAGCCTTTGATGTAGCGCCAAGAGTATCGCGCTCATTCTTACTGAGTATGGATTTATCTTCAAGAATAAAAGATGGAGTCGCACCAGGGCGCTTGTTCATCCTGCTACTTACCGTGCGGGCTTCCGATGGACTAACCTTAGTGCGTTGCGTAGCAGCGCGTTTAGCAATATTCTTTTTTACTTGGCTTCTAATTGCAGCCCTTTGTTTTTCTGTAAGTGCCATTATTGTATTCCTGCTTCTTTGAGTTCCCGCATTACTGTGGCTGTTGGTTTGTCTATCTTTTGTGCTTGTACCATTGTACCGCCATCATACGCTGTACCTAATTTTTCAGATGCATCGTGTGCCGCTTCTATCTGTTTTCTTTTTGTGCCGTTAGGCTGGATACCCTGTGCTCTAGCATTACGATATGCGTCGAGTTCAGAGTTCCATTTCTTTTGGGTAGTACCGCTTGCGTTGACATCGCCTCTAGCGTCACCTGCATTCATTTGTAAACCTTTAGCCTTGCAGCCAAAACATTCACAATTCTTTTGACAAGGTTCTTTAGGTACAAGTACTGCGTTCATATCATATAGTGGTTCAGGTGATGTAACGTCACACTTAGTGCAACCCCATAGCAAAACTATAGAATGCATTTGTCCATCTATTAAATTATATCCATCTTTAACAACTTTGCCTACATGGTCGCAATCCATTTTGTCCCTACTCTGTTGTGAAGTTAGCCGAAGTCACAATGCCATCAGCAATCATTGCATCTCTAATAGCCTGGGTAATTCCAGTATGTTGGCATCCACCCATATAATAAGCAGTGTATTCTGCTAACTCATCTTCGGTTGGAAACTGTATAAGTGAGTAAACACCGCCATCTAAGATGATAGTATAACTCTTGGTACGTTGTTTAAAATGTGTGAACAAACGGTGAGCACCAATATGTCCTTGTTCCAAGGTTGGTGTTACTAATGTGTACGTTGCCATTGTTCTCCTTAATGAACTTACTCCAGTACAGGGATATTTCTACCCCTGTACTAGCGTCAATCAATTATGAAGCGATTGATGAACCATTGAGAATACGATACAAGGCTTCTTCGCGGTAACGCTTGAAACCAAGAACGCCGTACCAGCCCATTGGGCGGAAACGCATCAAGTGGTCGATAACTGGACCGATAACTGTATGTGGCTCTTCGGCAACGGCTTCAGCCATTGCTTCCTTGCCAGCAAGAATTGTACGGTATACCCTAGCGCTTGAAGCACCATCAGTAGTATTGTACATACGAGCAGACTCTACAAAGTAGGCTCCTTCGTATGAACCAATTTCTCCAGCCCAAATGTTTTCATTTGAGTTGTA